GTTAAGTTTTGTACTTCATCAGCGATCAACATTACATTAGTAAATGTTAATCCTCTTATATAGCCAAGTGGTAGTATTTGAATATTGCCCTCGCTTATCTCTTTTTCTATTTTATTCTTATCGTATAAGTTATAGAAGTTTTGATATATAGGTTGCAACCATGGATCCATCTTTTCTGATATGTCACCAGGTAAAAATCCAAGATCTTCGCCTGCTAACACGGCTGGTCTAGTGATTATTAGTTTATCTATTTCTTTTCTAAACAATAAATCTAAACCAACAGCAGTTGCTAATAGTGTCTTACCAGAACCTGCAGCGCCAGTCACAACAGTAACGGCGCTATCAAGTATTATTTCTTTTGCTACTTTTTGTTCTTCGTTTAATTGAAGTTTAAACTTTATTGGATTCTTAGGTTTTCTTTTAGCTTTGAAAACTTCATCGTTATAATCCGTCATATAATATTATTTATTTTTAGGTTTCTTTTTTCCTAAATTGCCAGGTCCACCGGCTTTTGTACATCTAACTCCCCAGCCAGATGCGTAGGCGCTAGGCCATACTTTGAACTTCTTCTTAGCAGCAGCTTTACAAGCTGGACTTATCTTACCCACGATTAGAATTTTAATCTATAGAAAGTGACATTGTATCCAATACGAGAGTCACCTCTAAAAGTAATTTCAGCCTCAATATCTCTACTGGCAAGTTCTCTCATTAGAGCATCGTGCATTGGATCTTGCATAAAGAAACATGCATTATAGTTTGGTGCTGATATAAAGTTAACGCTAACTTGTTTAAAACCTCTAGGAGGATTACAAGGAGCTACAGGCCCGATGTGTGGTTTAACTGCTATTGGTGATCCGTGTGGATTAGCTGATTCAAGCATAACTCCTTTAACAGTTACTTTACGCCCGTCAAAGCGCGATGGATTGTCAGCAAATGTTGCGCCTGGTATTGCCATTTGAGCCATTGCAGCTACAGACATAAACAATACAGTTAATAATATAGTTGTTTTTTTCATGATTTATTTCTTATGAATGCCTTATAATGAAATATGCTAGCCCAAGTAAACAAAGCGGCATATCCTATGTTTATTATTATCTCTACATTTAATGGATACTGAGCAGATAGTACATTCCATAGCGCGCCAATTGATGGTATTGCTAATCCTATCCTCAATAGTATTGTTTCAAAAATGTTTAATCTTGCCAATGCTTTTATTTCTCTTCCAAATATAAATATATAGAACAATGTAGCATTAACAAATATAAATAAGTTTGCTATTTCGTTTATAACTTGTAGTAAATCCATTATACTTTATTTAAAAATCTTTTAGACACAGCTTCAACTCCTTTTAATCCTAGAAAACCTAAAACAAATGCAATACCATTTTCGTATTTTACGTCACTGATATTTAGCAAGTGCGCTGCAACTGGTGTAATGTAGTTAGCGCTAGCTACTCCAGCTATTATAGAAAAGAAAGATTGCTTCCAATTTATAGCAGCACCTTTGCCAAGCAATAATAAGCTCCCGAATAAACCAGCTATACTTTGCATAATGTTTATTCCGATCTCGTCTAAGAATGTTTTCATTTTTTATTTTGTTTTCCTCCTCTACTGTATGGGAACAATGTATTCATTGCCTCGCGTCTGCCTTCGCAACCACAAGGTATATTTAAACCTTGAGATACTTTATCTACAACCTTTTTAATGCCAGTGGCTTTTGTTACTTTGTGTATTGTATCTCCTAATCCTCTTGATTCCATATTAATATTTACCTCTTATTCCTTTTGGACTTGACTTAGTGCTTCCACCTTTACCTGCCCATAAATCTTTACAAGCCCAGTATTTAGCAGATAATTTATCTTTTGCATTGGCACAACCATGTCTAGCTCTGAAGCTTTTTCTAGCAGCAGCAGAATAATTGTGACCATACTCAGATGCGCCGTAGTGTATTATCTTTTCTTTACCTCCAGAGCAAGCTTTTACAACCCTCTTTTTACCAGCTTTTGGCGATGGCTTAGGAGAGTTGCATTTCATTTTTGATTTGTCTAGTTTTTTCATTCAGTTAAACCTTTCCACATTTCAATTATTCTTGGATCTGGATATATATCAGCTTTATCGTATCTAACGCTGTTGTGAGTATAAACGCCAGGCTCAGCCATTAATGCGCGCATGGTAACATCCCATACGTCTTCATTGTAATCTAAAGGAATATTATAAGTCTTACTCCAGAACAACAACAATTTACGAACACTTTCTATTTGTTCATCTGTGTACTTATGCCAGAACTTACTACCTCTATATTCTTCATCTAACGTACAGACTTCGTCTGCGTTTATATAATTGCCGTATATACTTTTAAACCTGCTCCCAGATGGTTCTAATGGTCCGTATGAACATAGTTCAATGCCTATACTTATTTTGTCTAACGATACATAAGGTAAACCTTTACTATCAAACACAGACTCTTTAAGTCCTAAGTGATACGCCCAATATAAAGAAGAAAACGCTTGCACAATAGATCCGTCTCTAGATATACAAACAGCAGTACCAACACGAGCTCTATCATTAGCCCAAATATCTATCGTGCGTTCGCCTGTTGGTCCACCAACCGTATGGTGCAAATATATTTGTTTCTTTGGACTAGATTGCTTTATGTATTGATGCGGCTCTAGCGGATGTTGTTTTAAATTTAAATCATCTAGAGTTATCTCTATGTTATTGGCCATATAATATTTATTACTTGATTTGATTTTATTTTACCCTTCTACCACCACCAACTCTTATTCCACTGCCAACCCTAGATCCAGCCTCGACTCTTCCACCGGTTTGTTTTTTCTTTTTGTCGTCTTGAATACCTAATTCCCATTCAGACCAACCGCCAAGTAGTGCCATTCTCTCCCACATTTCTAAGTCTTGACTGTATGCTGCATCTATGTTATTTATTTTCTTTATAACACGATCTGCTGGTATGTTAGTTGTGGCAGATATTACATTTGCGCTTGCTAGCCAAGCTGGATTATCTAAGCTCCAACCCATTTGTGACATCTCTTTTTTGTTCCACTGTACTTCGCGAGCTGCTTGATTTAATCTAGACAACTTTGAAGATATTGGAGGAGATATTTTTGTCATTTCAAACGCAACCTTCTCATAGTTTGGTCTTTTCTTTTCCGATTCTTCTATTGCTTTTAGCACTCCACCTTTTACAGTACTTGCAACAGCTCCACCAACACCGATACCTCTTAGTATACCGTCTGCCATACCATTTGCCATACGCATATACTTTTCATCCATTTCTTCTTCGTCTTCAAAGTCAGCGGCAAATAACGCAGATTGTATAGCGTTGAATATTATTCCTTGCACAGCGCCATAATAAAGTATTTTTGATATATTTACTTTAGCATCACCTCTTCCAGCTGCTAAATCCATGCTAGCTTTCTTTATGATACGAGCATACTGAGAAGGTGTATTTGCAAACGCTAGCACTATTCTACCTAATGGTCCAGCTTGCTGTTGAGATATTCTATCAGGTCTACTTGACTGTTGAGATTCTTCTGTTGCTTCTCTAAAATCATCAAATGCTTTTTGCTCCGCTTCGCTTTGACTTAATCCTTCTTTTAAATATGACTTAAGTCTATTTCTATAAAACGTAGCTCCGCCAGATGCAATAGCAAAACTATCAGCAAACTGTGTAGGTAAAAATCCTTTTTGAAGTATATAACTAATAGCACCTCTAACTCCACCTTTGTTTGCCATTTCAGCAATGTCAGCTTCGTTTATGTTAATAGTTAAATTATTTCTACGCTCTTTCAAAAAGTCCGAATTAAATAAATAGGCAAAGTCTTTCCAATACTGAGGTTGATTAGCAAATGCTGCAGATGCTTTCAATATATTATTGTCTGACCAGTTTATAAAGTTTACTGCAGATATAGTCTGAAGTAATGCTGATCTAGTATTAAAGAACATTATTGCACCAGTACTACCGTTGACCCAGTCTAAAAATCTACCCGTATTAGAATCACCATCGAAGTTTCTATTCTTACCAGACTTCATTCTTTTTAACATGTTCTCTAAAGCTTCTCTATAATTAGAACCATATGCTGCTTCTAGTTTATTTAAGTTCTGCTTAGAGAATATTGCGTCAACATTGGCTTGCCATTGTTCTAAGTGCTTTGCTCTTTTAGTGATCTGCAGTCCAGCCATCAAGTCTGTAGTGATGCTACCAGCTAACCAACCTTCATTAGGCCCTA